CCTGTGAGTATACCGAAGATCCGCACAAGGCCACCGGCACCGGCTTCGCTCCCCACTGGGGGAGCTGCCGGGCGGCAGGCAGCTTCAAGTCGAGGGAGGAACACAATGGATAAGCTGACATGGTATGACGAGGATGGGCGGCTTTACTGCCGCCGTGGGTACGAGGTTGCACTGGCGCGGCTTGCCTCCTACGAAGCAACAGAGTTGATGCCGGACGAAATCGTAAAGATGGGGATGATGTTCGAGGATAGCAAGCGCTATTCCGGCCGGCTCGAATTGAAGCTGAATGCTGCGACAAAACGGATGCCAAAATGGGTATCTGTAAAAGAGAGGTTACCGGAAGATCGTAGCAATGTCCTCGTTGTCGCGTATTGGCACGAAAGATGGGGCGTCTATATGGGCTGGTGCGCTCCCGAAAGGGCGGAATGGAGCGTCCATGTCGGTATCGGAGATAGAAGCGATGTTGCAGTTGTCTATTGGATGCCGCTGCCTGCGCCGCCGAAGGAGGACGACAGAAATGATTGATACCGGAGATCTCACTATGTACTGCCATTGGGATAAGGGCTTGGTCTGCAAGAAGGAGTTTTACTGCGATACCTGCGAACACCAGCCCGCCGCCGATGATAAGGAAAACGGCAAAGCTGAGCCGGTACATATT